GCTACACCCTGGTCGATGATGTCGTGATCGCGCCTTACGACAACTTCGACGGCTCGTGGTACAAGATCGTCGGCTCCGCGACTCCGTTCCTTCGCAAGGACAAGGCGAATTGGACCGACAGCGCGACGGAGGGGGCGATCATCCAGCGGTTCCTATGGATGTTCTGGAATACCTATCTCCCTACCAGCGGTTCCCCAACGTGGTCTGAGCCGTCGAACTAAAGGGGTATGTGAATGCCTTTGCTCGCAAGCCTGAAGTCCACCAAAGCCGTGCTTCAGCCGTTCGATACCGGCTACTTCGCCGGTTTGAGCGGCGTTTCGTTCAACGTCACGCACCAGACGCCGGGGACGGACGTTACCGGGCAGACGAGCTTCGCTGCGACCACCCCGACGTTTTTGATCTATCAGTCTAGCTCGGTCAATCGTGTAGTGCTGGAAGAAATCGAGCTATCCCAGACCGGGACGGTGGCGGGCGCGGCGATCCAGGTATATATTGCCATCGACACGGCAAGCAGGTACTCCTCCGGCGGCACGGCGGTTACTCCGCAGTGCGTTTCCGGGGAATCGAGCACGTCTCCCACGTTCACATTCACCTACAATCCGACGGCCAGCGCGGCGGGTGCTGGAACCCGGTATCTGATGTCCCGGTCCATCGCGCAGTCTGTCGGGGCCGCTCCGCATATCTGGACGCTCAAGGATGCGGTGTCGATCGCAGCAACGGGCTCCATCCTCGTCTACACGGTTGCGGCCACGACCGGCCCGACGTGGAAGTTTAATTTCAAGGTCAAGCAGGAAACCATCGTCGCGTGAGCCTGTCATCCAACGTCCAGGCCAGGTATCCGAATCAAATCCTTGTCAATCTCACGAGGGCCGGGGATACCACGGCAACGACGGTTGACAGCACGAAACTCGGATATGCGGCGACGGACGTGGAAGCCTACTTCAAGATTTGGGGAAACGCGACCTACGACGATACGAACGCCCGTCATGTGGCGGTATGCGTTCCTGCGGTGATTCTCGTCCTGCAGATGTACTCCGCTCAGACGCAGGATCAGTACGATTCGCTCTTGAAGTCCATTGAAAAGCTGATGAAGGACGAAGCGAAGATAGACGCGAGGGATAAGATCGCGGTTACGACGAGCAGCCAGCTTACCCCGTCGCAGGAGAACCCCACGGGAGGCACCGTCAGGCCGTTCTTCGATTACGGGGAGACTTCAGATTTCACTCCGGATCCGCCGGGCGGTTACGGAGATTCTTCGGGGAGCCTCGATTAAGGAGGCTCTCAATGGCCGGGCCTTCCGGTGAATTCTCGGTCAACCTGAACGACCAAGCTTCCATCGAGAAGCTTTCCGTGAAGCTCGATCGTGGACCGATGGGGCTTCTCAAGAGTTTCGGCCTTATCCTCTCGCGCGAATCCAAGGACGCGTTCGCCAAGCAGAGATTCGGGTCGATCAAGTGGCCCGCCAGGTATCCGGACCAGACCGGCGCGAAACTGAATGTCGCCGGGGCTCTCATGGATCTAGGCAAAGGTCCCAAGATCAAGGAGCGCAGATTCCAGGACCGCCCCGCTGCGGTGGATACAGGAAGCCTTAAAAACTCAATCGCATCCTCCACGGATCGGGAAAGCGCGGGCGTCTACTCGGTCAAGGTCGGGACGGTATTGCCTTACGCGAACACCCAGAACAAGGGCGGCGTGTCGAGGATTGCGATTACGCAGACCATGAGGGTGAATTACGCGAAGCTGTGGGAAAAGTTCAAGGGATTTCGCGCGAAGGCCCGGCGAGGAGAATCGAGCGCCATCGACAGGGCGAATGCGGAAATAGGAATGCTTGCGCTGCGAAGGTTGTCGTTTCTCAGGAATCCCGTCGTATCCGAATACGTCGTCAACGTGAACGCTCGCCCGTTTGTCGGGATCACGGCCCAGGCGTTGCAGGACATCCAGGATAGAGTCCGGGATTGGGTGATTAAATAATGGCTACCGGCGTAGCGTCAAGCATCGTCCGAACCCCTGGGGCCCTCGTTTGGAATCCGAGCAGCCTTGGGGCGGCTTTCCCTTACGGTGGCACGGCTCTCGGGATGTCCAGGGATCAGAGATTCATCACCGAGAGGCAGGACCGGGAGATATGGGCCGAAGAACTCGGGGTGATCGCGGATCGTGTCTACGGCGGCGAGATCGTGCGATTCCGTGGCGTGCTCAGGTATCCCGACAACGACGCCATAGGTGTGATCGCAAACAATCCGGACGGCTCCAATGGCGGATTCAAATATCGAGTGACGGGGGCTGGGGCTGTGCGGTCAGGGGTCAGCGGGTACGCCGGGAGCGGAGTCCTACTCTTCGCGGCCCGCGCCCCGACCGCGCATAATTCGTTGCTCCTCTACAGGGCGATTCCTGATTTCGATGATGCGATGGAGCTTCAGTTGTCGCTCGGCGAGGAGCTTGGGATCGCCTATTCTTTCGTCGGGACCGTCGACACTTCGGGCAGGGTGTACGACTACAACCTCCTTGCGAGCTTGAGCCTATGAACGGCGATTGGTTCACCGCGCGGCATCTGGTATCCGAAGAAAAGCTGTCGGACGACCAGAGGGGCATTCTCGTCGATGTCGCCGCGTCGATGCTCAGGTCTGGCTTGTCGGCTTCCGATTGGTGCGCGTTGTCGGACGAGTCGAGGGGGATATTCGAGGATGCGGGGCGGCTGGTATGGCTTGAGCGCGCGGCGGTCCTGGTTACGCTCATGTCCGATCCGGTCGCGGCTGCTGCCGTTCTAGGTGGAGAGGAAGCCGCTATTGCTGCGGCTCTCGACAAAAAGCCGTGACTGAATATCAACTGCTGACCAACATCAAATCGAAACTCGTCGCCAGGACGTGGACGGGAAGCTCCAACGTCGTATTCCCGACCGGAAGCGTCGCCATTTCGAGCGGAAGGGATCTTTGGTTTTTGTCGACGCTCCGCTGCCCTATCGCCATCATCAAGCCGGGAGGGACCGAGAGCGATCCGGAATTCGACGAAGAGCCCGGATTTCTGCGGTTCTCTGTCGGGCTCCGTCTCGTTACGGACATTCCGAACGACTGGACCGGGGAAGCCCCGCTCATCGGCGCGAACAAGACGCAAGGCTCCACGCGCTCGGAAGGGCGCGGGATATTCGAGATCGAGCAGGAAGTCTTCAACGCCATCGGCATTCTTAACGCTCTTGAATCCGTCGACCTCCAATGTACCCAGCGGAGCGAGGTTGAAATCGATCAGGTCGGATCGGTGATGGTGGCGTATCGGGATTACACGTTTCAGTGTTACGGCACGGCGGTGTAGCGCATGGGCGACATCGTGGCGAAGGAAGTCCAGATCAAGGTCAAGCTGGACATTTCCGACGCGCAGCGGAAAGGGCGGATACTGAAGGCGATCGGAAGGTCTCCCGGCGCTGGCGCATCCGCTCCGGGCTCGACGGCCAAGCCGCAAGCCCCGGCGGCGGGCGTGCCATCCACGATCGCAAGAGCCGTCGAAAAATCGCCGGAACCCATCGTCAAGGCCCTGGAGAGAGCGGGGGGCGCGGCAGCGGGGCCTATCGCCAGGGTTGCCGGAGTCGCATCCGCGGGAGCCGGTATTTTCGGGATGGGCGAAGGGGCTTCCGCTGGATTGAAAGTCGCCGGCAAGGCGGTGGCGGCCTACGGGCTCGCGCGGCTCGGGATCAAGGCGGGACTCGCCTATGGCGGGATTTTGCAGGGCGCGGCGGGCGGGGAGGGGGAGAGCGCGATAGCGGATAAGCTATCGAGCCTCCTCAACAACCTTGAAGCGAAAGTGACTGCGCTCGAAAGCAGGGTGGTAGCGGCGTTTGAGGCGGGAATGAGGGCAAAAGAGATCGCTATGGCTACCGCCCAGATAAGCGGCCAGGTGCCGAACGTGGCGCGCATCTATTCGCAGCAATTCCAGTTTGCGGCGCAAGAGCGGGACCTAGAGAAGGCTTTCGAGAGATTCAAATACAACCAGACGAATCGGGCGATAGGGAACGAGATCGGGCAGGCGGTAAGGGCGAGCATGGGGCGATAGTAGATGCCGATTACGCGGGAACTCAGCGTCACC